TCACCGACCCAGCAAAAGCACTTATGGCGTTAGGAAGTATCGGAGCAGATATGTCCACAACAGAACGCGAAGAATCACAAACAGTTGTTGTTGCCTCGGTCATCGTGGGAGCAATTGCATCACTATCTATAAGGAGAATGTAAATGAAACATTTCTTAAATGACCTCTTAGGTCAGTTATTCACAATGCTGGGATTCTTCATTGCGTGGGTAACCATTGACGGGTCTGCTAAATCGGCAGTTGCCTATGCAACTTTATGGTGCCTCGTAATCTGGATTCTCACTTACCCACTACGCAGAAATAAGGATGAAGAATGAAAAATGTAAACAATGTAGTAATGCGAATTCTTTCAGTATTCGCCGCATCTGGTCTATCCGTTATTGGCGCAGGTTCGCTCTTTGGTCTTGAACCATTGACCGCCGCACTTATGGCTGGCTTGCTTGGAGTTGCAACCGTGGTTGAATCTCTGGCTCGCTCATTCCTCGATGACGGGAAACTAACCACCACAGAAATCAACGAAGCCTTCAGCAAGGTTGATAAGAAGAAGCCTTAACGCCATACACCGTTTCGAGAGACGGCAAGTACGCCGTGTGTCTCGGCATCGTATTGACGATTCTGCCATTCCCATCTGCCGCGCTCGCATCGTGGGCATCTCCAGTTCCATTGGAATTGAACGCGCTCGCGTGACCAACGGATTAAATCAACATCGCCTTTTGCTGAGCCAGTACAGTTCTCGAACCAGCAATTTATTTCTTCGCCTTTTGCAACCCGTAATTTGAATTGCTCTTTTTCTTCAGTTTGGTTCTGGCGAATAGATTTGCGTTCGGTCTTTGTCTGGCGTTGCTCGGCTACCCATTCTTTTTTAGATTGTGGGCAACGAGCCTTTACAGCCTTATTGTTGCTTTGGACTTTGACCGAGTGAAGGTGATAAGAAGCCTGAAGGAGTTCAGCCTTTTCCTTGCCCATCTCGCGGCGCACTAAATCCAAAAGGATTGTGGCGAAAGTTTCGGTATGCCCATCCTCGAAGCAGTCTAAATGGTGAGCGACTTCGTGCAATACGACATATTGATTTCTAGCCCACGGTGGTAATTTGATTGTTGCCCCACGATGGGTAAAGGTAGCGTAAGCCATCCTCCGACCTGTGCCTCCGTGAGTTACAAAGATTTTATGATTCTTCGCCCACGGATAATTGTCCTGGATTCTTTTTTTCTTGAGAAGTTTGTCCACATATTTCTGACATTCTTCAAGAGTCCATTCTTCTTTCTTTTCGAGAATGTTCCCGATGTAGTTTTCAGCCTTATAGAGTCGCTGGGTCTGGTCGTTTTTCTTTCTCATCCCTGTTGCTCCATCCATAATTGTTTGAAATATCTCTTGCTTTCACGGCAAGAGTGGAAGTATTCAAATGACCCGTTAGGGTCGCTGAAGGTTTTCTTGCAATGCTCGCAAGTCCAGACTTGTTTCTCAGCCATATCTCTCCTTAAGCCGCGATTTGGATTTGTTCAGTTTTGTGTTCTCTCTTGATGTGTCTCCAAAGACTCTCAAAAGCCATTCCACTTCTTAACTGCCATTCCTTGCCACATTCAGAACAGATGACGATTCTCATATCTGCCCCCTCTCATTTCCTAGTATACACTACGGGGGTTGGGTAAGCAAATCGAGGATTAAGGCTCAGGCTCCAACCGAGCGTAGACACGCCGAGAATCGGGTAATGGAATGAGTTTGCATATCTAACCCCAGTAGGGTATCTTTAGAAGTGAGAGAGAGGAGCCAAGGTGGTTACAAAAGAGTTCGCAGTCAAGATAGATACAGAACTAGCCGAATTGCATAACCAGCGCTGGGCAATTTTAGACAAGATTGATAGCGCAAAAGATTCTTTAGAGTTCCACAAAAAGCATTACCCAACTCGTATTGGCGACATTGCAAAGTATGAGGGAAAACTTTATATCTTGAAAGACCAACTTTTCAAGGTCGGAAATCAAATTCTTGATTTGGATGCAATTTATGACCAAGACCCTTGGACACGCGCTTTCTTGGTAGTCAATAACAACGGTCATGTTCACAGTTCATTGCATTGCTCAACTTGCTTCCCAACCACTCGTTACCAATGGTTGATTCAGTACAGCAATGATGATGAAGCAACAATCGTTGATGATGCTGGTAAGGATGCTTGCACAATTTGTTATCCATCTGCCCCAGCAGAAACTTTGAATCGCCCATCACGAATTGTCACAGCCGACAAAATTGCCAAGGCTCAAGCCAAGGCAGAGCGTGAAGCAAAGAAGGCAGAACGCATCGCTAAGGAAAAGGCAAACGCTCCAACAGCATCAGGTAAGTTCTTGACCTACAAAGAAGGCAAGTGGACAAGAGAAATCAGAACAGAGCGTTCAGCGATTACAGAGTGGTACAGCCAATACGCAGATTCTCAGCGCGAAATCGTTACAGAGTTTTACGATGGCACACCACACACAGAGGAAAGCATCCAGCACCAAAAAGACCGTAGGGCTTTCGCTGGAGAGATTGCTCAGTTGATTTGCTTCAACTTGGCAGAAAAGCACGGAATCACTTATGAGGAGCAAGAAGCAATCCTCATCAAGAAGTACGGAAAGAGAGGATACTAATGGAAGAAAAGTGTTACCGATGCGGGAGCCTATTTCAACTTAAGCGCTCGCGTAATTTATTTATTTGCGTAACTTGCGAAACCGATGTAGCGCTAGTTGCATTTGGAATTGTTAGGGATTAGAATATCAACCGCAGTTCAAATAGAGAGAGGGATATATGAAAATCGTAACAAGCAAAGTGCTTACCGATATAAACACACAAAGCAAGAACTATAAGTTCAACCGAACATTGTCGGATGAATTTATTAAGCATTTAGACCCATCGGGTTTGAATGTAATCAGCATCATTATCTTTGGACACAACGAAGATTTTGCAGATGTTCACCATCACCGTTGCCAAATTTTTGCTAAGTTCGAGAATTCATCTGAGCCAGTAGAAGTATTTTTAGATATTGCTTCAGATACCTACAACCGACTAACCACCCTTAACGATGTAGTCTGGAAGGATTCCGTCAATGTTGGCTAAGTACCTATCCAAGAATGGTGGTCGCGTTACAGCGCGTGGCTACAAAGTCTCTGAATGGCTGGATGCAGTTGGGGTATTCCTGCTAATCCTGACCGTTTACGGCATTGTGGGGTCAATAGAGAGCGAGAAATGGTTCTGATGTTGATTCCATCTTGGGCTAAGTTCAAAGAGCCTCTACGGGTCTCTGAAGCCTCTCTAGCCCGCATACGCGCCCGCGAGCGCGAGCGCCTACTATCCGAGGAAGCCGATAAGCGACACGCTCGCCGTAAGGCTCGTTTGGATTTGATTATTAAACCCCAGTAGGGTATCCTTATCTTGTAACCGAGAGAGAGGAACGAAAATGATAGAAGCAGTCGTCAAGATTGAAAACCAATGGAACAGGGGCGAAATCAACAAAGTAGTCGTTGAGTTCGAAACAATTGGTGAAATCGAGCATTACTTGGCTTACAACAGGGCTTATATCCAAGAAATCAAGTTCTCAGGCAAAATCAAGAAGGAGGAATACTAATGGCGGAAGCAATAGTAAATTGCGAAACCTGTGGGCGCTACAGAGATAAGTTAAGTACAGGCTGGGCTTGGGAAGAATGTAAGTCTTGCGATAAGGGAGGAAACAAATGACACAAACAGCAGAAAAAATTAAAAGCGGCTACGACATTCTTGTTGAAGCATCAGAAGCGGCTGAAGCCGCAGTCAGGGCTTGCCGACCAACACCAATGATTGTTGGTTCTCCATCAACGCCGCTTGGCAATGATATAGACCCAACCCAGCAAACTTGGTTTGTCGAAGGTGGAGTTTGCGGATTTGCTTCAGTAGTAATTAAGCCAGCGCGAGGAAAATTCGTTGCTGAACTTAAGAAGCGCAAAATCGGTTATGTCGGTTATTACGGTGGTTACTCCGTTAGTTCTTGGGAGTTCGCACCAAGTATCCGTCAAGACCAAAGTTACGAAAGAGCGTGTGCAGCAGCAGCGGGAGCAGCCAAAGTTCTCCAAAGTTACGGCATCAACGCTTATGTGGATGCACGAATAGACTAAACAGAGTTCACCCGCTGGTCGAGCGCCGTTCCGTTCCCAGCGGGTGTTCTGTATCTGATTGGTGTACCCTTTTAATCGGGTACCCAAGTTCGGTGGGGTAGATTGCCCGATGCTGTCTGTCCTCTCTCATAGACTCGCATTGTGTTGGCTCCCCCACCGAACGCCCATTTATTTATTACCCCACTTAGTTTGTAATCACAGGTTTATCTGCTACCTTTATTGCAGGTTCGCAAAACACCTACACCTCAAAAGCGAGGTCAGTCCGATACTGACAACAATGAACCGTTACATCCAGTAACGATAAATCGTTTGCTCCGAACAATGGAGGATTATGCGATTCTATGAAACTGTTAAGTTAAAACCTATTCACATCGCGCTAATCAGCGCATTACTGATTACAACTAACCCACTTCAGATGCCAAAAGACCCATCGGCAAATGCGGTTGAAATAGTTGAGCCAGTAGAACCACCTAAGCCCGTTTTGGTTGAAAGAACACCAGAGGCGGCTAAGGAGTACGCCAAAACTCAATTAGATAAATTCGGCTGGGATACACCTAAACAATGGGCTTGCCTTTTGGATTTGTGGACTGGCGAATCAAATTGGAGACCTTCGGCGTATAACAAGCAAGCCGTTTACCAAAATGGCAAGCGCCTTCACGCAGGTGGAATTCCTCAGATTCTAGGACTTGACCCAGATACCTCGGTTGAGCGACAAATTGAAAGAGGATTTCTTTATATTGAGTCGAGATACGACACGCCATGTAACGCCAATTCCTTCTGGCACCAAAATTTTTGGTACTAGAGTGGGCGAATGGATGAAGAACAAAAAAAGCCTTCCGCGATAGATAATGCCCTTGCAGAAATAGCGAGGATTGCATTTCCAGACCCAGCCATTTGTACTGGCTGGGTTCTGGTCGCAGAATGGACAGATGGGAAGGCAGATGGTTATTGGACAACAACTTTTGCAGATGACCAGCAACCTGATTGGCGACAAAAAGGATTACTTCATCACGCACTAGAAACTTGGGGAGAGGACAACCTGTATGACGATGACGATGACGGAGAAGGAGAGACTGGAACTTCTCCAGAAACTTTTAATTGAAAGATATGGCGAATTAGCGACACGCCAAGAGAGCCAAATCACAAAGAATTTGAATAACTAACTCTAGTATTTACACCATGAGTTTATTAGAGTTTATTGATAACGCACCGTGCAAAGATTCAGACCCTTGGCTCTTTGACCAATACCAATTAGACCTTGCACAACCTGGATTGCAGTATTGCCGAAATTGTAAATTTTGGAATGAATGTGATTCTCTAGTAAAGCCTGAGAGTTCTAATTACGATGGAATTGCCGCAGGAAAAGTGTGGCGCAATGGAAATTTATTGGCTAGGTTATCTCCTACATCCCCATACCCGCTGATTGTTAATGAGGAGAGAGAGGTTTTTATTAGTGTTGAAGCCGTGGCAGTTCGAAGGAGCGACTTGTTGGGGGATTGAAACGGACTTTTATTTTCCAGAAAACCATAGGGTGACTGACGAAAATAAAAAAGTAAAGGCACTATGTAAATCGTGCATCTGGCAAAAAGAATGTCTGACCTACGCACTACATTATTCAGTAGACGGAATCTGGGGAGGAACAACCCCTAGAGAACGGTCAGCGATAAGAACAAAACTAAATATCATCCCGATACCTATAAACGAAGGAAAATGACAAATGACTCAATTAACTATCACGGGAAATGTAGTAGCCGACCCAGAGTTGCGTGTAATCCCTAGCGGAAAAGCAATTGCAACTTTTACAGTCGTATCATCAAAATCAGTAAAGCAAGCCGATGGCTCATGGGAAAATACCGATACAACATTTTGGGATATTAAGTGTTGGGGTAAGACCGCAGAGAATGTAGCCGATTCAGTTCAAAAGGGAATGTCCGTAATTGTCGTAGGCACCGCAGTTCAAGAGAATTGGGATGATAAGGCGACAGGGGCTAAGCGCTCAAAGATTGCCGTCACCGCTTGGAATGTCGGAATTGACCTTAAGCGCCATGTAACCACGGCAAGCGTTGTCCAGCGCACAGATGCCTCATTTAATCCATCCACGCCTGACCCTTGGAGCGCTCCGTTCGGTTCGGATGTTGCACCTTTTTAACCATCGTATAGTATGATAGGGGTTAATAATTTCCTTATGAAAGGGGAAAATCGTGGCTTGGACTGATTACTTCGTCAGCACTATTCCTGGCGCTAAAGTCGTTGTATCCGAATCTGGCAGACCGTTTGTATCGCATGAGATTGACCCACGCGAATATGTGGAAATTGAATTGACCGAAAGCATCAATGAGTTGCCTTTCAAGATTTCATTTCGTTCATTTAATTCACTTGGCGAACAAACAGAACATCGTATGTACGCTCAAGCGGGTACAAAAGATATGGCTCGCATCTTTGCAAAACAAATTACTACCATGCGTTTGAATTCCAAGGAATTTGTCCTAGACGGAGAATAAGTACAAAATTCACTTAATGCTAAAATCATTGGGTGGAACACGACTACTCTGACCTAAATGGCGGTGGAGTCTTGTCCGTTCTTGGAGCCTTCGCGGTGCAAACCCATGAATTATTCTTGGAGTTGCAAGGCGCAGGGTTTAACGAAGAACAGGCAATCAAAATTCTTGTCGGACTAGCATCTAAAGAGTAGAGGGAAACAATGGCAGAAAAGCCAGATTTACAGGAACTCGGCTCTACTGGGCTACGCCGTTCAGGTGGAACGGTTTACGAAGAATTCTTAGTTAATCTTCGTGGACTTCGTGGCGCTCGCGTTTATCGTGAAATGGCTGACAATGACCCAACAATCGGGTCAATGCTTTATGCGATTGAAAAGGTTATTACTCGTCTTGAATGGCGAGTAGACCCATATTCAGATAATTCAGTAGATGGTGATGTAAAGCCTGAAGATGAAGAAGTCGCCGCGTTTATTGATTCTTGCTTGCACGATATGTCAGATTCATGGGACCAAACACTTTCGCAAATTCTTTCAATGCTTGTTTATGGATATTCCTATAACGAAATTGTTTACAAAGTCCGTACAGGTCCAGAAGCAAAAGACCCATCTAAGCGTTCTAAGCACACAGATAACAAAATTGGATGGCGCAAATTGCCTATCCGTTCCCAAGAAACTTTATTTCGCTGGCAGATTGACGAGCGCGGTGGAATTCAAGCAATGGAGCAGACCGACCCATCATCGGGCGGAACACACATTATTCCTATTGAAAAGGCTTTGTTATTCCGTACAACTACGGCTAAAAATAACCCAGAGGGTCGCTCAATCCTTCGTAACGCATATCGCCCTTGGTTCTTCAAGCGCCGTATTGAAGAAATTGAAGCAGTCGGTATTGAACGCGACCTCGCAGGATTGCCAGTTGCCTATGTACCGCCTGAGTACCTATCAAGCGCGGCTACAGCCGAGCAAGCAAATGTTCTTGCGACAGTTCAAAACATCGTTACATCTATCAAGCGCAACGAGCAAGAGGGTGTTGTATTCCCAACGCTTTACGATGATGCAGGACATAAGCAGTTCGATTTAGTTTTGCTATCTTCAGGCGGCTCACGCCAATTTGATACAGACAAGATTGTTCAGCGCTATGACCAGCGTATGTCTATGTCAATCCTTTCAGACTTTATTCTTCTAGGCTCAGACCGCGTAGGTTCTTATGCTCTTGGTTCAACCAAGATGGATTTGTGGTCAATGGCAGTTGATTCAATCGCTAAAAACATCGCTGAGGTATTTAACCAATACGCAATTCCACGCCTTCTAAAACTTAATGGAATGGATGCCTCACGCGCTCCATTCTTGACCTACGGAGAAGTAAGCCATGTTGATTTGACTGAGATTTCAGACTTCGTAACCAAGTTGGCTACCGCTGGTGTTCTTATGCCAGACCCTAAGTTGGAAGATTACCTCCGTGATTTGGCTGGATTACCACCTGCCGAGCATGATGGACAAGAAGCCTATGGCGCTCCAGCGATGCCAGGTGCAGAAGGCGCTACGGCTCCAGAAAACTTTGATGCACCGCCATCTTTGGAAGAAGAACTGGATATTCCAGAAGGACAGGAACCGCTAGACGGCGATTTGGAGTAGAGCATGGCAATTAGGTTTGGCTCTGGCTCAGAAGGCTCCAGAAACCCTCTTACCGCTGAAGAAGCGGCAATGGCGCGAGTTCTCGTTAATGCAATCCGTAACGCAACGGACAAAATCAAGGTAGATGAGTTGGCGAAGATTCTTGGTCGCCTAGATGCGGATACTTTAGACCGCTTGCTCCGAGCAATCTCTATCAATGGAGATGCCCCTAAGATTGAAGCGCAGTTGCTCAACATCATTGACCTAGGCGGCAAAGATGCAATCAAGGGGCTAAAAGATATTGCCCCTGCTCTGGCGTTGCCAGCATTTATCCCCACTCAAGTTCGGATTGCTAATCCTGAAGCCATGGCGAATATGGATTTTACGAACATTCCCAATTGGGCGAGAGTCAATCCAGAACCAATCGCGTTTAGTCTTTCCTTCAATAGAACTAACCCTAATTCTCTAGCCTTTGCCGCCCGTAGAGCGGGGCAGTTGGTAACTAGCATTGATGATTTAACCCGTCAGGCTATTCGTAAGATTATTATTGATTCATTCAATGAACAGATTGATGTTCGCCGTACAGCAGTTCGAATCAAAAACATTATTGGTCTCCATCCAAAATGGGCTGATGCCGTTCGAAAGTTTGAGGTTCGTGAACTAGACCGTTTAATTAAGGCTGGTATCAAAGAGGCTCAAGCAATCGAACGCGCCCAGAAAGCAACCACAAGATACGCAGACCGCCTCAAGAGCGCTCGCGCTAAGACAATTGCCCGCACAGAAATTCAGATAGCCCAGAATGAAGGGCGAATGGAAGGCTATCGCCAAGCCGATGAAGCGGGATACATAGACCCAGCGACTATGAAGATGTGGATTACAGCCCCAGATGAGCGCACCTGCGACATTTGTGCGCCTATGAATGGAGAAGTTGTACCTTGGCTTGGAACCTTCTCTATTGGGCTTGAGAAGCCTATAGTCCACCCTAATTGCCGTTGCACCTTCGTAATCTTGCCTCCAGACCGAGGCACTAAATGAAGGTAATCAAGTTCGCGCCTGGGCTTATCCCAGTTCTCAAACATGGCGAACACGACCAATCCAGTCACGGTAATTGGGCTACAGGCACCCCTCAAGGCGGTAACGGATTGGCTCATAGAGAAATCTATCAACTTCAATCTGGCACCTCAGACAGTTTAGTGCGTAGGATTTACGATGCTGAAGAACGCTTCCAGCCAAATGTACAGAGAGATATTCCTAAACCATTTCCGCCAAGCCGTACAGAGTTCCAAACCAGCGCAGAATACGATAAGGCTTACAAAGCATATTCAAAAGCATTTGATGAGTGGTCTCGGGAATCAACACGCAATATAAAATCTACAACAGGCGAAAAACATCTTGACGGAACAAAGGCTGGAGTTCAAGGCTATGTTGATGCCGTGACTTCTTCTGATTGGTTTATAGAAGCATTTGGCGATGGTGGTGTAGTAGGAACCCCCAAGGTATCCCTTCGTGCTATGGGTGCCGCTGGTCAGTATTCAATTGGAACAAAAGGCGGAGTTGGATATAGCGCTTTGGCTATGGATAAAGGTTATTCAAAAGCAGAGCCAGTAATTCTTCACGAACTTGCCCATTACGCTACAGCAATAAGCGCAACTAGCAGTTACGAAGGTCACGGAGTAGAGTTCGCAAAAAATCATATTTATATGGCAAGCAAGGTAATCAGTCCAGAGTATGCCGCTGGTCTTGAAAGTGCATATAGAGAGGCGGGTGTTCCTCTTGGATAAAGATTTTGAATACACAATCGTTGAGCCTCCTATAGACCCGATTTTTATTCCTGCTCCCTACGAAGGTGATGTTCTTAAGCACCTACAGGGGTTACACGACCAACGCACCCACGGCTCTTGGGCAGGTGGCGGTGCTGGAGTTGATATTACTGGCGAGTTAGACGAAGTATTTTTTAATGACAGATTAGATGTAAAGGAAAGCACAATTTTTCCTGGCAGTCTAAGAATCCCAATTCAGTCAGAAATGGCTCGCGCTGGTGAGAATACTGAAACAATCGCCCTAATAGAACAAATGTCTGAAGCGCAAATAGCGAGTGGACAAGCCTACGGAGACAATGCGCTAAAAATTATTGCTGAGCGCCAAGGATTTACAGGTAAACCTAAAACGGTTGAGAGTGTTGCCGATTTAGAAGAAATACAAAAAACCGAAGGCGGTATTTTGGTATACAGAGGAATCGCTAACTACTCGGCTCAATTAAACGCGTATTCCCCAGACGAATTGGAAAAATTCATAAATGACTATGCAAGAAGGGGTATAGATATTGGTTCGCATCCAGCAACCTATTCAGCCGAGCAAGCCCTAACAGATTTTAGAGAAGGCGAGTATTTTGGCGGGTGGGGAGTCTTTGGAAACGGTACTTACACCACTACAAAAAAAGGCGATGCTGATGGTTATGCAAACACAATTGACCCCGAAAGAGGCGTTATAGGCAGGGGTAAAACTATGGCTATGTTAATTCCAAAAACCGCAAAAGCACCGACTGAAGATGTAGTTAAAACAGTTATGAAAGATATGGTTTATGGTGGCGAGCCAACCCACCGTAATAATGTTGGCAGAAGGCTTGCCTCTTTGGGATACCAGTATTACGATGCTGGATATGTCCAAGATGACAAAGGCGGAATCTTTGTAGTCCTTGATAGGTCAATGCTTACAGTTGCAGAAAAGGCGGTGAATTGATGCTTACTCCAGTTCAATCACAGCGCTACGCCCAGTTAGTAAATAACTTTAGCGAAAAAGAATTCTATGCTTACCACGACCATCTTTTAGATGGCGGCACAGTTGAAGATTTCTTCAACAAAATGGAAAAACACGGTGAACACGACCAAAAGACCCATGGAAACTGGGCTTCAGGCAATTATGAGAGCCTTGCAGATTGGCTAACAGCCGAAGAAAAAGTTTTTGCTTCCGATGAAGAAAGAGAAGAATACTTCAAGGGGATATTATTTAGCCAGCGCGAAAAAGGTTTTACCGAGTTGGCTCATCCTGAGTTTTCGGGAGCGATAAGCAATTACGAAGGTCGCCTTGGTTACGATATGAATGAGGCTCTGCGTGACCCTCAGATAAGTGAAGATGGCTATAAACCAACAATTGATGCACTTGATAAGGCAATGGAGATTGCTCCGCCTCTATCTGAAGAAGTGGTTGCCTACCGAGGGGTTAAGGGCAACGGGTTAGATTTTTTTGATAGGCTTAAAGTTGGAGATACTTGGGAAGATAAAGGTTTTACTTCAACAACCATCGACCCAGCAATTGCTAGGCGATTTGGTGGCGAACAACCTTATTACGATGGAATCATATTCCGTATGAAGTTACCCGCTGGTACAAAAGGAATTTTCCCGTCAGGCTACCACGAACCTATGTATGGATGGGAACCTGATACCAGCGAGGCTGAGTTCCTAATGCCGAGGGGCAGTAAATTTAAGGTTGTGGCTCAGCGTGGCAAGATTTGGGATGTAGAGTTGGTTAAATCATGAACCTAGATAAATTTCAATATGATTCCAGCAAGGGGCTAACCCTTGTTATGGAAAAACACGGCACCCACGACCAAAAAACTCACGGTAATTGGGCTGGAACAGGACATCCAGTTGCCCACCACGAAAGATTAGAGCCTACAGAAAATACAGTTACACCATCTGAAACACAGGCTTTACAAGAGTACATAAATAGTGGTTATCTATTTATCAACGGATTTTTGCGTAGGCGTGATTCTATGGGTGCCGCAGATTTGGAAATTCAAACAGCGAAACAATCGCCCAAGATTGAGTTGCTAGATTCCGTTTTTGACAAGGTTCCACCGTCAGAATCAGAGATGGTTGTGCATAGAGGTCTGTCTGGAATCATCGCAGAAAAGTTAAAAGATACTCCAGTTGGTTCTACATTTGTAGATAAAGGCTTTGTATCAACTACAGATATGATTGAGATTGCACGGGATTTTACCTCAGTCGGAAATTCAAGCGACAAAAGGGCTGTGCTATCAATAACGGTTCCAAAAGGCACAAAGGCATTGCGGGTATCTCGCTTCTTCAAAGGAGACCCTAGAGCGGCTCTTGAGTTAGAAACAATTTTGCCTAGAGGATTAAGATTTGAAATCACAGGTCGTGACGGGGATACAATTCAAGTGAAGGTGGTTCCTAATGAGTAAATTTGTTTACACAGATGATGACCTTATTGAGATTGAAGAACCAGTTTCGAAACACGGCGAACACGACCAGAAAACCCACGGTAACTGGGCAACAGGTGGCACGGTCTATACATCCATTATTGACCGTCTGGGTAAAAAAGATGTGACTGGATTCAGTCTGGATATTTCTACCCGTGGCGAACCTACTAGCGGGTATATGACTTCCGAGGCTGGCGCTGAGAAAAAGATTTCTTACGATGAATTCTTTTCAAGTCGTGACGGTAGCCGAAAGATTCTTTTGGACTATATGGAGAAAAACGCAGATGCCCTCAGCGAGCGCGGAGCCTATTTTGGTATATGGGTTGTAAAAGACCAAGGAACCGTGTACCTTGATGTTTCTAGGCGTTATGATTCCAGAGGCGATGCAGTTCGCGCTGGGTTCGCTAACGAGCAAGAATCTGTGTACGACATTGAAAAAGACGACTATATCTATATGAAAGATGAGGAAGATGACCGAACAAACAAATCCGTTGATGGTGGAAGTTCCAATCCCCGTCAATCAAATGACCCCAGAGCAGAAGCGAGCCTTCGCGGAGGAGATTCTCAACGCAATCGAGAAGAATCGCCCCACATCTGCCTCGGGCGACACCAAGGAGTAGAAAAACACTTAGAGGGTCAGCACGACCAAGCCACACACGGTTCTTGGGCATCTGGTCGCTTTGGTGCAGATTCAGTAAAGTCAGCAAGAGACGGCGCGAAAGAGTACGCCTTCAAAGCGGGAATTGAGCAAGATGATTCCATTGACTATCAAAAGACAGTTGCTAACCGAGCAAGAGCGGCGCGTATTGCCGATGCTTATGATGAGTTGCCTACGGTTGATGAAGAAGCCTTTCCAGCCTACACAGCCCTTGCTACAGAGGTAGAAGCGCAGTTCGAATATATGACAAAGACCTTGGGTATTAAGGTTGAATTCGTAGCCGATGACCCCTACAAAACTTCCAGAGAGATGTTTGCAGATGTAAGCAAGGGAGTTCTAAAAGTATTAAGCACAGCCTCAACAGGCTCACACCCATTTCTTTCAGATGAACAGAACGACAAGTTCCGAGCAGTTCACGATTTCTTCGGACACGCGGCGACAGGTCGAGGTTTCGGTCAAGACGGAGAAGAATCGGCTTGGGTTCACCACTCTCAGATGTTTACAGAGACCGCTCGCGGTGCGCTTACAACAGAAACCCGTGGACAAAACTCTTGGTATAACTCACGCGGCAAAGTCTTTGCCGAGCAGAAAGTTGCCTTGCTTCCTAAAGAATTCTGGGAAGTTCCAGACACATTTGAGAAGCAATACAGGGTTATTAAATTCCAAGCGGGGCTAATCCCTACCCTGAAACACCTTGAAGGTCAGCATGACCAAGCGAGTCACGGCTCTTGGGCTACCGCTGGGTATACAGATGAAGAAAAAGCCCGTATTGCTGAATGGGAAAATCGCGGTTTCGCTCTTGAGGATTTAGATGCTCTTTTTGACCCAGTAAGCGAAGATGAGTTGCGTGAAATGCTTTTGAATGATGAAAAGGTTTATCCACTTGTGGAACAGGCTATTGCCAATTATGTTCAGGCTGAGATTGACGATTTTGCCAGCAGAGTAGAAAGGACTCCCACTCCAGCCGAGATTGAGGGGATAACGGAAAGAGTCACAGAAGAAAGAATCAAGGCTTATATTGAAATTGAGCGGGATGATTACACCGAAAAAATTAGAGAAGCAAGTGGCAAATCTGTAAAAGACTTAATGCCATTTTTTGAAGAAGTGTTTAATATGGAACATACATATACAGATAAAGATGGTGTTGAGAGAACTCTTGAGTCAAGAATTAGTAATGCAGGAAAAATGTCTGAGGACTATGGCGACCTAGCCCGAGACGAGGCGCGAGAGGTTTATGTAGAAGGCTGGGTATATGACGAAAACGATAACGCAGTAGGAAAGTTCGAGAGACTTTTCTTCAAAGACCCAACTACGGGTGTTTGGGCAGTTGAGCATAAATGGCTACAGATGGATGGCGAACATAGGGGAACAGGTTTTGCAAAAGCCTTTATTCAACAGACTGAAGATTTCTTTACTCACAGAGGATTCGGTTACATAAAAGTTCTTGCTGGTCTTGAAGATGGCGCTCGCCATTGGGCTAATGCTGGATACGACTTTGACCCAGACCGTGTTGCAAATACGGCAGTCAGAATGAAAAGTTATGTTGAGGCTGTAATCCAACAATCCCCAGAAGGTTTCTTCACTCAAGAAGATATTAATGATTTCAAGTCTCTTTACAGCAGACTTTATGATGAAGAAAAGGGAGAGGTGAGAGACATGAAAAGCCCAGACTTCCCATTCCCAGCCGAGTTCGCCATGCTTGGTTACGATAGGCGTAAGGATTATGAAGGAAAACCGACTTGGCTTGGCAAAGCAGGTTTTTATGGCTTCGCCGTTGATTATGTAAAACCTCTTACCGCTGAAGGTCGCAGTCTCCTATCTGGACCAATTGACCGTGATGGCGATGGCTTGATTTATGACGGAACGGGTCGAGAAAGACCTGCTCCTGCTCCAGCGAATAACTAAAGGTGGTAGGATATGGCTATGAGTAGAGATGAAAAGTTAAGAGAGATTCAAAAGGCATGGCGTGAGTGGTCTGCCGTTACTGAGTTCACTTCGGACACAGGTTCATCCGACCAAGACGAAATTGCTCTCACCGATAAGATTCAAACCATACTTAAAAAATCTGAATAAGGGTTAAAAATCAATCCGCTACTATGTACACATGGCGGATATTGCTCCTAAACTCGTAGAACTTAGCGCGGATAAACTACGCGCTTTACACGAACGCCTTCATAAGTCTGAAGCCACCCCAGAGGTATTGGAAGTCCACCACCTAGCAATCAATGAGATGTTGCGCCGTGGCTTAGAAGCCCCAGCCAATGATGCGTGGGATGAGTTTGAGATTCTCGTAGACACTCTTAAGGGAGCAAACCTAGAATCTCTCAAAGGCTCACTACCCGCTGAGATGGTAGAAGAAGTTATTAAATCAACAGGTTCATCAGTTGCCAATGTGCAACTTTTCTTAACTACTACTGGGTACGAAATGCGCCTTGAAGAAGTTGAAGAAGTAAACAAAATGATTCGCCGTGAAAACGGAAAATGGACAGTTTACGATGAAGAAGGCAAACGACCTTTTGGCACATACGACACAAAGGCTGAGGCTGAAAATCGCCTAGCCCAGATGCACCAGTTTAAGAAAGCGGAAACATTCACACCTCCGAAGGCAGTTCGTAGCGCGGCTCGTAGAGCGCTTGATTGGATTGGCGAAGGCAAGGCTGGAAGTGGATTTACTGGAGTTGGTCGCGCTCGCGCTAACCAGTTGGCTTCAGGTGAGCAAGTAACTATGCAGACACTTAAGCGCATGAAATCTTTCTTCTCACGCCATGAAGTTGATAAGGATGCAGTTGGATTTAGCCAAGGAGAAAAAGGCTATCCAAGCGCGGGTCGAGTTGCTTGGGATGCTTGGGGCGGAGATGCAGGATTCGCTTGGGCTGAGTCGCTAGTGGCTGAAGATGATAAGAAAATTGAAAAGCACAACCAAGGCAAGCACGACCAGAAAACTCACGGTTCTTGGGCGGATGGAATTGCCGATGCAATCTTCGCTGGCAAGCATCCAATGGTTGAAAAGGAAAATGTTTCTGCTTTCTTGATGAAGGCGGCTAAGAGAGATGACCACCCAGACCTGACCGAGTTGAGCATTGAAGGCACTTTACTTTACGGCGATGAAGGTATGGGTATTGCCCGTAAAGATATGCCGCAGATTCCTGGAAAGGAACGCGCTCGCTTCCTTGCTGAGATTGAAGAATCCAAGGGGATTACTGCTGAAAAGGAAAAGGTAGACCCAACAACTCTAAAGCCAGTTCAGAAAGAAATTTCCGCTGCTCGCTCTGGAGCAATCTATGAGAAGTTCCGCGAAGATGGTTCTATTCCAAAAGATGAAAGAATTCTTATATCTAGCGATGGATATGTAATTGACGGTCACCACACTTGGGGAGCCGCCGTTGCATTTGCCTTTGACAATCCTGGAACCGAGTTACCTGTTTACCGTCTATCGGTCACAGCAAAAGAAGCGCTAGATGTTTCTCTTGAGTGGTCTAAAGCAAACGGATTTGAAGGTCAGGCTATTGATGCGCCAGCAAAGAAATCACTTGCTTGGCAAACAATTTCAAAGCACCAAGAACACGACCAATCAAGCCATGGCAGTTGGGCAAACGGTAGAGAAAGTGCGATTCCAGCACTAGCACCTGATAAAGAACCTGATGCAAAATGGTCAGCGGAAGCAGTTGCTCAAGCACGGGCTATACGAGAACGAGCGCTTGCAGTAGAACCAAAAGTTACTGAGTTGATGAAAACAATTCAAGAAAATTCTGGTGGAGAATTTGTTCAATTAGACCAAAGAGTTAAATCAACAGATTCTTTAGCAAGCAAGATTGATAGAGATGCCGTTTCAGAATTTGATGGCGATAGGTCAAGGTCGGCTGATGCTGTCTCTGATGCAGTTCGCTACACCCTCAAGGTTGGCGATGATGGTTATGCCCAATCCCTTGATTCAACGGTCAAGGCTCTTGAGGCATCTGGTTTCAAATTGCGAGTTAAGAACTTCTGGCAGTCTGGTGACCCTTACGATGGAGTCAATATCAAGGCTACAAAAGACGGAATTACAGTTGAAATCCAGTTGCACACACGGAGTTCGTTTGCCCATAAAGAGGGCGAGGGTGGAACACACCCAATTTACAAGGCTTATCAGGTTGAGTTGAACGATTCTAAGCGTGAGAGTATGTGGAATCAAATGATTGAAATTGCTAGAGGCGTATCCCGCCCAGCCAACTACGGGTCAATTCTGGCTACGGGAACCCTTGTCCTACAGCAGTTCCAAACTGCTCAAGAGGCTGGCTTGATTAAATCAACCCCAGTTGGTAATATAACTACCAAGAGAGGAGGACAAGCATGAGATATTTCGTAAAGATGAGTAGAGGCTTACCCTACAACTTATACCGATTTAACATCGTAGATGAACAGCGCTGGTATCCAACCCAAGGCTGGACACCGACCCGAGTTATTTCAGAGTATTTAGTTATGGGCGAAGGCGACTACGAGGAGATAACTGAAGCCCTTGCAATGAGTTCGTTTCCTGATGCCTTTGAGGTAACCAAGAGCATTGGAGCCTATGAAGTTTCAAAGGCAGAGGAAGCCAAGCGTTACACGCTAGGGGCTATGTATATCCCAGACCGTATTGATGCTCACGGTGAATGGACAGATGCAGACGAGTTGCAACGCGCAGTTTGGGATTATGTAAAAAGTAATGACCGCCGTATCCGTCTACAGCATAACCGCGATGTGGTTGCTGGAGAATGGGTAGAAGTTATGGCGTTCCCATACGAACTAACAGTTCCGATAAAAACTTTAAGCGGATTAGAAGTAAGCCATACCTATCCGCCAAACACAGTATTCCTCGGTGTTATCTGGGAACCGTGGGCTTGGGAGAAAGTCCAAGCAGGAGAAATTCTTGGCTATTCAATCGGCGGTAAGGCTGAGCGCCTTTATGTTGATATGGATGAAGTTGAAAAAGAAGATGGTCCAGGAGTCAATAGTGTCCATGTTGATACAATTATGAATCCAAAGAAAAAGAAGCCGAAGGAAGCCAAATGAAAGACAAAAAGATTCTCAAAGAACTTCGCAAAGGTCCTATGAAAAGCATGAAGGATGATGAATATGCGATGATTGAAAAAGAAGTTGATGAAAAGGGAATCGCTGGTCTTAAAGGTTACGCAAAGTCTATGATTGAAAAGGCTATGCGCGATATGGCTTATTCAATGAAGGATGCAGTCCGCAAACATCAAGAACACGACCAAGCATCGCACGGAGCGTGGGCTGGCAATGCCGCTGGCGGTATTGATTCAATGACCCAAACATCCCTTGATAGAGGGAAAAAGGCGCTTGAAGGAAACGACTACAAAGCGATGATGGCTGATTACGACAAGATGGAAACTAAGTGGCGCAAGAAACTTGATAAGCCATTTGACCCAGAAGGACCCGAAGAATACGGCGACCCACAAGATTTGGCTTCAACTGATTTTTTCCGTAAGTACGGAGCGTTTCCAGCAGATGTGCAACTTTACGCTGAGGCGCTACCACCAGTTGAAAAAGCAAATTCAGTAAAGCAAGGCGATATGGTTTCTTGGAATTCATCAGGTGGCACGGCGCGAGGCAAGGTAGTACGAGTTATCTCAAGTGGCAAAATCAATGTGCCTGATTCAAGTTTCTCTATTGAAGGAACGGAAGATGACCCAGCCGCTTTGATTCAGTTGTACCGCGATGGAAAGCCAACTGAGACAAAAGTTGGTCATAAGGTTTCAACACTAAAAAAAAAGTAGAAGTATCTAAGCACGGTAGCCACGACCAAGATTCACATGGCGCGTGGGCAAACGGCAAGTACAGCCCTGACGACTCCGAAGGTGAAGATGGCTCCGAGCCAAAGAACCCTAAGAGTCCAAAAAAACTTCATTCTCATAACGATGACTCAGAGGAAGAATACGAAGGATTGGATGCCGATGACCCAAAGTGGATGGATGACATGGACATCCTAAGACCCCCAAAGCGCAAATGAACACCATTATTGACGACACCATCAATATATTGCGGGGTATGGGCTTAGAGGTAAACATAGTTTCCACAACACCAAGATTTGCTGGAATTGTAGCCAAGTTGCCCAACGATTCTCAGGTCTTTTTTGTGTGGAGCGAGATGGGAGAAGGCGACTACCACTTTCGAGTTGCCCGATTTTGGCAGAGCGATAACCCGTTTTCAATGATGGCTTTTGAAGATTTAATAACCGCCTTGGTTAATTTGAGGATTTTGATTTCTTCTTAAAAAGGGTGAAATTACACCTGTGTTATTCTTATGCTTGTCAAGACCCGTGTTTATCTACCAGTCCATACTGGATTAGGTAGGCACTTTTCGTTAGGAGTGAATGTTGGCTCGTACCCGCAAAATGGCAAATCTCGTCATTGAGGAAACATCTGGAGTAGACCATCCTGCACACTTACATGAAGGTTGGTTGGTTATGAAATCAGCCGATGAATCTGAAGTTCAGAGAGTCTTAGACGAAACGCTCACCGAGGAGGACTCCATCATGGAGGAAACAACAACCGCGGCTACTGATGCACAGGTCGAAAAGGCTGAAATGACACTTGAAGATGCGATGAAGAAAATCGCTGAACTCGAAGGCAAACTTTCAGAAATGGAAATGTCTAAAGAGGAAGATAAGTCAGAATCAGATAAGACCGAGGATGAAATGGAATACATGAAGTCCGCTCCTGAGTCAGTCGTCAAAATGATTGAAGATTTCAAAAAGCAAGCAGAGACAGCAACCGAAGAACTCCGTAAGGAGCGCGAAGCCAAGGCTGATGCAGATGCTATTGAAAAGGCAAAGGGATTCTCAAACTTGAATCTTGATGCAGAGAAGGTCGGACCAGCGCTACGCCGCTTGTCCACAGTTGATGCAGACCTAGCAAAGTCAGTAGAGGAAATCCTCACATCTGTAAATGCTCAGGCTGAATCAGCAAACATTTTTGCTGAAATCGGGAAATCAGCAGACTTCACTACAGGCGATGCTTACGGCAGACTAACTGCTATGGCAAAGTCGGCAGTTGAGGAAGGAAATGCAAAGACATTCGAACAAGCGTTCGCTAATGCCGCATCTTCCAATCCTGAACTTTATGTCCAATACCGTAATGAAAAGGGTGCATAACCATGGCATACGAAATCAGTAATTACTCGGTAAAGGTCACCCTCGTTGCAGGTGCCGACCTTTCCACAAAGCAGTACACATTCGTGAAGTTAGATTCTTCAGGACAGGCAGTAGCGGCAGCAGCCGCAACTGATATTCCTGTTGGAGTCCTTCAGAACGCTCCAACTTCAGGACAGGAAGCAGAAGTGCTTATTGTCGGAGGAACAAAGATTGTCGCTGGAGCCGCTATCGGCGAAGGCGCACTTGTTGGAACAAGTTCAACAGGCAAGGCAGTTGCTCTTGTCGCTGGAACAGATACAACAAAGTATGTTGTCGGAACACTACTAACTGAATCTGCGGCAGATGGAAACATCGTCACAGCAGTCGTAAACTGCGCTAATCCAGGCAGAGCGGCTTAAGGGGGATAACTAAAAATGCCACAGCCAAATATCAATTCAGTCCACATTGATGCAATCCTTACCAACATTTCTGTTGGTTACTTGCAGAATCAGGACAACTTCATCGCAGACAAGGTATTCCCAGTAATTCCTGTGGATAAGAAGTCTGACAAATACTTCACTTACACCAAGAACGATTGGTTCCGTGACGAGGCTCAGCGCCGCGCACCTGGAACTGAATCTGCTGGTGGCGGTTACAATCTTTCAACTGGAACATACTCAGCAGATGTATGGGCGTTCCACAAAGATGTAGATGACCAGACACTTGCTAACGCAGACTCACCTTTGAACCCTCTCCGTGAGGCAACAGAGTTCGTAACACGCCGTCTAATGCTTCGCCGTGAACTTCAGTTCGTAACTGACTTCTTCACAACAGGCGTATGGGCAGACGATGTAACTGGTGTTGCTGGCGCTCCATCATCAGGTGAGACAAAGCAATGGTCAGATTACGCATCATCAGACCCAATTGCTGACATCGAAACAGCAAAGGCAGAAATTCTTGGAAACACAGGAATGGAAGCAAACACACTCGTTCTCGGATACGATGTATTCAAGTCACTAAAGAACCACCCAGACTTGGTAGACCGCATCAAGTACACATCTTCACAGACAATCACAACCGATATGCTTGGCGCGATGTTTGACATCCCACGCGTAATGGTTGCAAAGGCTGTAAAGGCTACTAACAACGAAGGTGCATCTGAGGCTTACGGCTTTGCTTTCGGCAAGGGCGCACTCCTTACACATGTTGCTCCAAATCCAGGACTTCTAACACCTTCAGCGGGTTACACATTCGCATGGACAGGCGTTTCAGGTGGACTTGGACAGATCATCGGAACATCACAGTTCCGTATGGAGTCAATCAAGTCAGATCGTATCGAAGCAGAAATGGCTTTCGATAACAAGGTAATCGGAGCAGACCTCGGTTACTTCTGGAACACAATCGTTGCATAATTAAGTTGAGTGAAGGGGAGGGTCTGAAAAGGCTCTCCCCTTCTTTCTTAATAAATCTAATTTTAGAAAAGGAAAACAAATGGCAAATCCATTACGCCTTACTAAAGGCGAGGCAATCGCAGGGAAACTAATTTCAGGTTCAGATATTGACTCTGTTGGCGAAGTAAATGTTGGTACAGATTTAGAAGTTGCTGATGATGCTTATGTAACTGGTGCGTTCGGTAAGGGCGTAGCAGTAACTAACATCGCTGATGGCGCTTCAATGGCTTTCACAGCGGCAAACCTTCTTT